CCACACTCCAGCATTTAGAACTTTGCATTCTACTTGTGTTTTAGATGAAGCACGATTGAAACTCAATGATTTGGGCCGATATTGTACTAAGTTTGAACTCAATAAGGAGGCAAAATTCGAAGGTGTTCGCTGCAATGTATTGGAAGGACACGCTGGAGCCGCACAGATATTCCCGATATTGGACCATCCCAATTGGCGGACTAGTACTGTGAAGCACCATTGTGCACGAACTGATATTGCTGCTTGCTTGCGTGCTTGTTCAAATAATGTGGGACCAGACCCCGCAGTAGTTACCAAGTTTTCTAAGTGGTTTAGAGAAACGATTATCCCTAGGTTTATGGTAGCATTGGATTTCCAACAAATTAGGGTAGACTATAAGGAATGGCTTAAAACCTTTCCTGGTGGCTACCAGAAGAAGTTGGAGAAGGCAGCAGATCCTGAAAATTGGACCGATGACAAATTCAAATATGAAGCTTTTGCCAAGATTGAACAGCAGTTTACCACTGTTGGACATGAAGACAAGAACACACCTTTGAATAATGTCAAGGAAAGACAGATCTGTGGCCCTTCCGATGTGAAGAAACTTTTTGCTAATCCTTTCATTAAATTGATTATGGAGAAGATTGCCCATGAGAATCCAGACGACGATCCTATTTTGCGAGCTTATTGTGGCCGAAAGAATTGGCTTGATCTTTGTTCAACTATCCAGAAAGGCACTATTCATTTTAGTGACCCTATTTTTGGATCAGCTGACGGATCAGGCTTTGACATGACACAATTAGCTTGGCAAAATGCGTTGATGAATGAATTAATCATAGCATGCGCTAAACATGTAAACATTGATTGGTGTGACCCTTTAAATGTTGAGTTTTTAACGCGTGCTTTGACTGAATCATTGAATCTGAATGTTATATCAGGCAATGCTTCCTATCAAACACAAGGGAGAGCTTCAGGTGATGGGTGGACAACTTTTGGAAATACTGTACTTATGATGAGCTATTGGCACTTTACCTTTAAAGAGGCTGGCATTACAGATTACTTCTTACTTGTTAAGGGGGATGATGTTTTGATGGCTTTTGAAAGGAAAGAGCTAGCTCATTTTAATACAGTGTGGCCGAAGTTTTTCGCGCAGGATAAACTACTACAGGATCATGGATTAGGACAGATTTGTACTAAAATCTCTTTTGGTTGTATAACTGAATTAGATTTTCTTTCAAATATGTTCTTTTACACATCATTTGGATAATTACGCATGACAAGAATTCCAGCTAGAGTATTCCAAACTAACAGTTGGTCAACTAAGATTTTACCGTTTATAAACCATCCTAAGTATGAGGACTATGCCAGGCAACTGGTGTTCTCTAAAGGTATGTGTTTGTTAGCGTGGGGTCGAGGTTTGCCAATTTGGGATGTTTTGGGTAAGAAAATGGTTGCCCTGGGTCGTCAGGGTAAGTTTAGTGAATTTAACGAATATTCCGATGCTCAACGCATTTGGCATGATCGTGATGATTACAAAGCTTACTTAGACTTCTTGGAGCACCATTACTCTATGACTGAGGCCGATGTTCGTAACATTGAGACTTCTATCGCTAGTATTTCTTCTCTGTCAGGAGTTGTGTTTATGCCAGAATTGGATAAACTGTATGTTTAGTCACTAAACGCAGGCGGGGACCCAGTGGAGTGCCCTCGGTGATTTACCACACCGCGATGCCAGTACGAGGAAGCGC